TTATATATGGGGCCTTATATGGTTCATTTATGCAAAAAGTGTGATAGGGAACTTTATAAACTGATTGAAGATTGGTTGAAGAAATGAATGTGGTATAATATGACAAATGCCCGGAGGAAGACCTACAGACTACACACCACAAGTAATAGAGGAGCTTAATCAGTACCTTATTGAAGCGACACCTCTAAATATGAAGATTCCAACAGTTGAAGGAATCGCCCTTAGGCTCGGTGTAAGCAGAGACACCTTGTATGAATGGGCTAAAATACACAAAGAGTTTTCCGACACTTTAGGTAAATTAAAGATGATGCAGAAGGAAGCATTGATAGAAACCGGTATATTCGGAGGTAAGGAAATCAATCAAACTATTGTTGCCCTTCTATTAAAAGTAAATCACGACATGGTAGAGAAGACTGCAGTTGATGTAACATCTGGGGGAAAGCCTATACCTATATTAGGAAATGTACCAAGTCACAACAGCAACCAAGAAGTTGCAGAAACTACAAAAGAGGATTAGAGGAGTTGCCGGTGGTACATCTGCTAGCAAAACTATATCTATTCTTTTACTTCTTATTCAATACGCCCAGACAAATGATAACCAAAGGATAAGTGTTGTATCAGAATCCTTTCCCCACCTTAAAAGAGGGGCTATTAGAGACTTCTTAGATATTATGCAACAACATGAGTATTTTAAAGATGCATTGTGGAATAAGACTGATTATGTATATAAGTACGAGACAGGTTCTATCATAGAGTTCTTTAGTGCAGACCAGCCAGGTAAGGTCAGAGGCCCACGTAGAGATGTCCTATTTATCAACGAGGCAAATAATATAAGTTATGAAACCTATACGCAACTAGAAATTAGAACCAAGAAGATAGTCTGGCTAGACTGGAATCCTGTCAGTGAATTTTGGTGGTATTCAGAGATTTTGGGTAAACAAGAATGTGATTTTATTACTTTAACTTATAAGGATAATGAAGCACTTGACCCAAGAGTAGTACAGGCCATCGAGGTAAGGAAAGGCAATAAGAACTGGTGGAGAGTCTATGGTGAAGGGTTACTAGGAGAAGCTGAAGGAAGGATATTTAAAAACTGGCAAATGGTTGATGAAGTACCCCATGAGGCAAGGCTTGAAAGATATGGTTTGGACTTTGGGTACTCAAATGACCCCACTGCGATAGTAGCAATTCATTATTTTAACGGAGGATATATCTTAGATGAAATAGCCTACATAAAACAACTAAGCAACAAACAAATAGCTGATACTTTAATTAATTGTCCCCGGGCTTTAGTTATAGCAGATTCAGCAGAACCTAAGAGCATAGACGAGATAAGAATGTATGGTATAAACATCATCGCCTCACAGAAAGGCCAAGGAAGTGTCTTACAGGGCATACAGTACGTCCAAGACCAACAAGTAAGTGTAACTAAGCGCTCACTTAATCTATTAAAGGAATACCGTAACTACTTATGGATGACAGACAAAGATGGTATAATAATAAACGAGCCATCACCTATTTTTAATCATGCCATGGATGCCACACGCTACGGAATGGAAAGTCTTAAACCTTCACAACCTATTAACTTTGCAGACCTACCTAAATATATACCAAGCGATTCGCATATTGGAATATGATACTGCCTATAAATACAACTGCTGAGGATTTTGCTAAATATATAGCCGAGAATAAACCTTACTTAATAGAAATTGAGGAAGAAATACAAAAGATGGGAATGTATGGTGAAATGGATATTAAATTAAGTATCAGAGGAGGAAGGGTGGATAAAGTAAGTTTCTGGAAGGGCAGAACATGGTTAAGAGACAAACAACTTGACCCACTTAAAACAAAATAGTATAAAGTAGTCAGTCTAACGTCTAAATTAGATGCAGGCACCGAGAGGTGCTTTTATTATGGCAAAGAAACAACAGGAAGAACTATTAAGGGAGTTAAGTCAGCAGTATGATTTAGCTAAACAATACCTTGACCCAGTTCACGAAAGAATGAATGAACAAGAAGAACTATATAGGTGTTATATAGACTCTGCTTCCTATCCTCACAATGCAAGAGTATTCGACCCACGTATCTTCAGAGTCATAGAGACCATTACTCCCAAGATGGTAGGCAACGAACCCACAGGGTCTTTCTATCCCACAGAAGAAGGAGATGTTACAACTAATCAAATACTCAATTCACTTATTAAGTATGACTGGCGTAGAGCGGTAATGTTTCCTAAACTTGTAAACTTTGTTAAGTCTATGCTTTTATTCGGTACAGCTTTTGGTAGAAACTATTGGGACTTCAGGGAAAGAGAGAAAACTCAAATGGAACCCAAAAAGATTAACGGTAAGACAGTTTGGACTCCTACCTCAACCAAAACAGTTACTCAAACAGTCTATGACGGGCCTAACTTTGAGACCTTAAATATATACGATTGTTTCCCTGACCCCAATTCAACTAGTCTGGATAACATGAGATGGTTTATTTATAGACAATTTAAAACCTTAAAAGAGTTAGAAGATGAGAACGACGCAAGAGGAAGCGAGTATTGGACCAACTTAGATAAATTAAAGGAAGCGGTTGAAGCCAAACAGAAGGATGACAACAAGAAAAGCAGTAGGCCCGCAGATAATACCTATAGAGAACATAGAAGGGTCATGTTATCAACCACAGAACTTCATGGAGAGGATAAGAGTAATCCAGAGTTTGTAGTCTTAATCAGATATACAGGAGACAGATGGCTTTTCGCAGTCCCCGAGTACGGTATAGTCATCCGAGATGTGGAGAACCCGTATTTTCACGGTCAACTACCCATTGTCTACGGAGTTGACTATCCGTACCCCGGGGAATTATACGGAATGGGTGAAATAGAGCCGATTGACCGCATACAACGCGCTATAAACGCTGTCTTAAACCAAAGACTAGATAATGTTCAACTTACCTTAAGGACAATGTGGAAGGTTAAGAAGAACTCAGGCGTGGATTTGCATACTTTAGTGTCTGCTCCGGGGAATATAGTTACAACTGATGATATGGATTCAGTAGATGTGATTCAAACACCCGATGTAACAGGTCCAACATTCGTACAGACTATGAATTATTTAACAGCAGCTATGCAAAACGGTTCAGGCATCACAGACTATACTCAAGGAATAGACTCATCAGCCAACACAGGCAACAAAACAGCCACAGGAATCAGATTGATTCAACAAGAGGCTAGTTCACAGTTTAAGTTGAAAGTACAGTTATTTAATCACATGGTTATTGAAAGAATCGCTAATCAATGGAAAGACTTGAGGATTCAATACACTACAGAACAACAGAAAGTCAGGATTATAGGAAGAAATGAAGTTAAGTTCTTAAAGGACAAGACTGAACTAGCGACAACCGATGTAGAAGGCAATCCAATAACACCGGGAGATTTGGAAACACCAGCCAAATTAGTCTTAGGAGCAGATGATAACTTTGCTTTCCTTACTCTATTCCCCGATGATATTCAACCTGCGATTGTAGGAGATTATGATTTCATAGCATCTCCATCAAGCGAGCAACTGACTGACCCTGTTGCCCTACAGGAGAACTTCTTCTTAGCATTAGATAAAGTCAATACTCCCGAGTGGATACAAGGCTTGGCTGCAAGCGGTAAGAAACTAAACTATCCGGCTATGACCGAAAAGGTGTTTGAGAAACTTAATATAGGAATGGAACTTAATGATGTTTTAGAAGACAACCAACCAGCCCCAATAGGCCCAGACCAACTAAATGCACAACCTAACCCAATGGATGCACTAATGGGTATGCCACCTATGGGTGGACAGGAAGGAGGAGAAAATGGAGGACAACCAGTCCCAGGCCCAGCAGGAGGCCCTGGCGGAATCCCTTTCCCGGGGGGAGGCGTTTGAAGAAACAGTAAGAACTAAAGGTTGGGAGTATATTAAAAGCTATTTCCAAACCAAGTTCCAACTGTTTGCCACTTCCTTATTAATTGAGGACAAGAAAGGAATAGAGGAGTTTGAGAAAGAAAGGCGTGAGTTGATAGGAATAAGAAAGTTATTTGGTTTAGTAGATGGCGATATTAAAACATTAGAGGATAAGTTAGAGAATGATAAAAAAACTAGACCCGTTACCAAAAAGTGAAGACGAGTATTGGGGCGAAGGAGAGAAGTATATAAGCCAGTCTAAACCAATAGCAGTTTGCAATACTCACAAGAAAGGTAATTGGACAGACCATGTAGGGTACATTGACAATAGAGATGGTACAGCATCCTGCAAATACTGTGGATGGGGATTTAGAATCCCAGGGTACATGAGAGTATATGAAGAAAAGGTTTTTGATTTGAGAAATAAGTAGTTCGGGCAGGGCTACTTATTACTCAGGCCAAAAGCCTGCACTATTCACCAAGG